GTATGGCTATAACAGCAATGCCATTAACGGGTATTAATGCAATGTTTAATTAAATATTATGTTAGAAACACTAATGATAATAAATATAGTAGATAGACTCTAACCTTTGGTCTTTAAAACAATTAGTGTACAGTAACAACGTTTATTAACCATAATATCTAAGGATCTCTCTATCCTATTTTCTCTAAAACAAGTTCATACTTGTAAGATATTATGGTTACGTTGTTATTATAATGTTAAATTTAAATGAAAATGAATGAAAAAATAGAAAAAATATTAAATAAAAATTTGCATATATTACAAATGGTGTGTGGAGATGACAGTAGGAGTGTAGATACTGAATCAATAAATGACAAAAGTAAAATAAATATGTTTTCTGTTGATTATAGATATAACGCACCTATAAGTCCAAGTAAAAAGTTCAATATGATGCGTAGTAAAAAAATGTTGAATGATAATTTTAGAAAGGATGACAACAATATTGGAAATGTATTTGTTCAATCAATAGGTAATAAAAGTGAAGATAATATTTTACTTACCGTCACTTTTGATTTAAATATGTAGATTATATGGGATTAGCAGAAGCAGCAATGCTACACATAGACAATAATGTTGAAGAAGAGGAAACTCCTCAACAAGAAATGATACTTCTTCCGAGTAGAAAAAACTCAATGCATGAACATTCATTAAAAGCATTAATGAGCAGTGGATACAGAAATTCTTTCATGGATAATGTAAACAGTTGTAAAAATTGTGCATACGCACGTGGGGAACTATCAATAAAATGCGGTATATTTAATCAATTAGTGAATCCCAATTTTAGATGTAATTCACTATTAACAGTAAATAATTAAATGAAAAATAGAAAAAAGAACATAGCAATATCAAATTTTAACAAAGTAAAAGCTTTGGTTAAAGATGAATTCAATAATCTTAGTGCAACAGTCACTTTTAAAAAAGATGACAAGTCAAAACAGACTATACCGTTAAGAAAAGAATCTTTGTTTTCTCAAAACGATAAAAAAATACATGCCAAACAGTTTATGTCAAATTTGAATGGTATCAAACATGATATTCAAGCTGTCTCTTATATAGTTAATATTATAAAATAAACAAAATGTCAAAATTATTTAAATCAGGAGTACAAGTAGGTAATAATACAATTAGATTTACCTCAAGAGAAGAAGATGTAGCCAATCAAAATGTTGGTACTACAAAAAGAACAATTTGTAAAATAATTGATCAAGAAAACAATGTTGTTTCAAAGGGATCAGTTAGATTACTATCTTCAGATGTTCCAAACAATGATGTAGCAAGAAAAAATGCTGCATTTAAAGCTTTACAAAATGTAGAAAGCAAACAAACAAAAAAAGAATTATTTCAATGGTGGACACCAAAGATGCAGATGTTGACTCAATAGAGTTAAATGGAACTATGGAAGCCATAGTTAAAATAATCAGTAATGTAATGCCTTTATTATATAAGTTTGAAGTATATTCATGGCTATCTGATTATGGTAGTAATCAAATGATTAATGTATATGCTGAACTTGATGATAATCAGTTAAATCGTTCTTATAAGAACAGAACTTTTGAAAGATTGGATAAGATATTTAAAAGATATAAGAATATTCATATTTCAAATATAGAACCTACTGAAAAAAATCCAAATAAAATAGGGATAAACATGCATTACAGCAAAGATTAAAACAAAGATCTACTTCTTATGGGAGTAGGTTTTTGTTAGACCTTACAATAAAAAAAATAACAATGAAATACTGAACAATAAATGAAATAAAATTAAATAATATAAAAAGGAAATCTGGGATATACGAAATTATAAATACCAGTAATAATATGTCTTATATAGGGCAATCTCAAGATTTATATCAAAGATTAATAAATCATAAGTCTAAACTTATTAAAAATAAAAATAATAATACATTTTTACAAAATGATTATAATAACAATAATAATTGTTTAAGATTTAAAATACTTGAATATTGCGATGTTGAATCTTTAAAAGAAAAAGAAGAATATTATATAAAAAGTAGAAAATGGAATAGTTTATATAATCAGTCTTTATCTTTTAAATCTAATAGAAGAGGTATTAAATCTTCAAATATAACTAGTAAAAAAACTAAAAACAAACTTTCATTATCTAAAAAAGGTAAAAAGCCTGAAAATCTTGATCAAATTCAACAACAAAGAAGAAAAAAAATAGCTTATTATGTTAATGAAAAATTAATTAAAATATTTGATTCTTGTAAAGAAGCTGCATTTTATTTTGGTATAAAACCTAATGCTTTTGATTATTACATAGGTAAAAAAATAGCATATAAACAAAAAGGTAAATATTTTAAAAAACCTACTAAATTTATATACTATGAATAATATAAAATATTGGGTGTTTGATTTAGAAACTTACTTTGATATGTTTTTAGCTGTATTTAAAAATATAGAAACAGGAGAGTTCAAAAGATATGAAATATCTAGATTTAAATCTGACATTAAAGGGTTGTACAGATTTTTGGAACAACGAAACATTACCCTTATTGGTTATAATAATATAAACTTTGATTATCCTGTATTACATAATACAATACTTAGACGTAAGCGAAGATGAACATCAGAAGAAATATATTATGAAGCCCAAAATATTATTGAGGCTGAATATTCAGCTATATGGCAAAATGAAGTAAAAATACCTCAAATAGATCTGTTTAAGATTAATCATTTTGATAACAAAGCACGTAGAACGTCTCTTAAATGGCTAGAGTATGCAATGCGAATGAATGACATTCGTGACTTACCTTACCTACCTGATATTAATTTAACAAGAGAAATGATGGATGAAATCATTTCATATTGTGAACACGATGTCAATGCTACACATTTATTTTATGAAAAATGTGAAAATGCAATTAAATTAAGATTACAGTTATCAAATGAATATGGTTTAGACCTCACCAATGCCAATGATCCCAAGATTGGTAGTGAAATCTTTTTAGACTTATTGTCTAAAGAGATGAATATAGATAAAAAAGAGCTTAAAGACAAGCGTACCTATCGTAGAGAGATTAAATTTGAAGAAATAATACTTGACTATATTAAATTTGATACATTTGAAATGCAAGGTGTATTAAATGGATTTAAAAATTATGTAGCTAAAGATACCAAAGGTGATTTTAAGTTTACAGGTAAGATTGGTAATATTAACAATGATTTTGGTCAAGGTGGTATTCATGGCTGTACAAATGCTGGTGTATATAAAAGTGACAATAATAGGGTCATAATAGATATTGATGTTGCTAGTTATTATCCTAACTTAGCTATCAACAATAACTTTAGACCTCAACACTTAGGAAAAGCTTTTAGTAAGATATATAGTAGTATATATGAACTTAGGAAAACATTCCCTAAATCAGATCCACGTAACTTAGCATGTAAATTAATGCTTAATGGTTCATTTGGTAAAATGAATAGTGTATATAGTTTCTTATATGATCCTAAATGCCTACTTAGTATTACACTGAATGGTCAACTATTATTAGCTATGTTAATGGAAAAGATTAACAGTAAAATAGGTAATATAGAATTCCTTCAGTCAAATACTGATGGTTTTACTTTTATAATTGATCGTGATAAAGTTGATTATATGAAGACCATAGTAAATTCTTGGGAAAAGAAAACAGAATTAGTTATGGAATATGCTGTTTATAATCAAATGATTATAAGAGATGTAAATAACTATATGAGCCAATCAATAGATGGAAAAATTAAATATAAAGGCGTATTTGAAATTGATAAAGATTATAATAAAAACCATAGTAAAAGGATTATACCTATTGCTCTTGCTAATTATTTTATTAATAATATTGAGCCTAATAGTACTATTACAGAACATTTAAAAAATGGTGATTATACTTTTGCAAAAAATTATGGAATACATGATTTTTGTCTTGGTGTAAAAATGACAGGTCAAAACAAGTTAATTAGAAGAGTTGTAAAAGACTATCAGCCTGAAGATCATAAATTAGGTAAAGTAACAAGATATTATATATCAGAAGATGGTGATATGCTTGTTAAACAATTACCACCATTACCAGATAAAACACCAACCTATCAGATCAACATATTTAATGAAGTTGATGAAGGTGATAGAGAATCAAGTATAGAAGCTGGTTATGATGCAATAGTATTTAATAAATTTGAAGAAAAAGATAATTATAATATTAATTATGATTATTATTTAAGAGAAGTAAATAAAATTATTAACGTAATTGAAAATAAATAATGAATGAAAAAGAAATAATAAATACAATAAAAGCTGACAACGCTGGTAATTATAGATGTAACAAAACAGGTAGTTATGTTAAATTTAACAGATCAAGCGACAATTGTAAGTTTGGAACACTTGAATATGTTAATATGTCACCTAGAGATTTTAATAATAAATTAAATATCATAGAAGAGATATTATCTAAAAAAACTTCAATGAGAGTTGTAATGGCTCATGTAACTAATAAGTTTACAGTAAATAAACTGAAAGAAAAATTTGATGTTTTATCTGTTTTAAAAATACCTATTGGTTATGGAAACAATTATCAATGGCATGTACATATTAGAAATCATCATGATAATGATTATAAACGTAGATTTGAAAAAGAAGGTGTTAAAAATGAACTTATGACTATAACAGCGGATGATGAAGCTTTAGAACAAGCATTTAGAGCTGGTAGAAATGATAAATCTTATCATATTACATCTGGATTTAAGAAGTTTAAGCAATCTAAATTGAAATAATATGGAAGTAGAAAAAGATATTTGTCCACAATGCTTTGGAGAAAAAAAGTATATGACAGAAAAAGTATCTGGTAAGACAAAAGGATTGCATTATAAAGAATGTACATTGTGTGATGAAGAAGGAATGGTTGTAGTAGAAGACGATGATGAACTAGATTATTAACAATAAAAATATGAATACATGAGATATAGAAAACGTATCATTTAACTTTAAAGACCTTAAAATCCTAAATATAAATATAAACCAAATAATGTGTTTAATTAAAATATATCTTAGTTCAAAAAAAATATATTTTGACTATGACTTAAATAAAGTATATATCAATGATTTGATTGAAAAAGAATATTTGGTATCTGATAAAACAGGTGTATATTTAAGAGATAAAGGTGAAAAAGTAGTAAAACTTTTTGTTACAATAAAAATTGATAAACAAAAAGATGAAAAGATGGAAGACTATACTAAAGAATATAGACTACTATTTAAAGATATCCGTGTTGGTTCTATGGGTAATTTACAATCCGTAAAAAAGAAACTTGAAAGATTTCTTGAAACAAATACAGACGTAGACTTTGATGAAATAATCAAAGCAACAAAATTATATATAGAAAGTTTTAATAATAACTTTAAATATATTAAACGTGCTGATTATTTTATATACAAACAAAATTTTAGAGGTGAGGAAACATCCGAACTTGAAATATGGATTGAACAAGCAAGAAAAGAACCAGAAAACTCCGATTGGAGAACCGAATTGAAATAGATAAAAATGACGAAATGGAAAGTATTAGTTAATGAAGACATGTTTGAAATGTCTTCTGAAAAAGCTGATCCGCAAGATCAGTTTAAAGATATTAAAAAACAAGTACACAGAAAAATGGGTGTTAACAAAAAAACGATAGTTAAACCTCAAATATATATAATTAATAAAATAAAATAATGGAAAAAACATTATTCAATAGAGTAAGATGAGATCTAGCTCAAAGAAGAGAAAGATCAATAAGTGGTAAAAGCAATTGTATTCCTTTTGGGATGCCTCGTTTTGAAGAATCACTAGCTGGTATAGAACAGGGTAAATATTATCTTGTTACTGCAAATAGTAAAGTTGGTAAACAGATTTGCCACCTTATGTAGTAATACATATTGAATAATTCCGAATTTAAACAATTTAAACAAAACAATGTCACAAAAATTAAAAGAGCAATACATTCTTACAGTGTATTCCAACAACAAGTCCAACTCAACAAATATAACGAATTCAAATAATCAAAGAGGACTTCAATGTTGGGATGGAGTATTTGCAAGAGGTACCTACGATTCTAATAAACATATATTTAAATTTGAAATAAGAAGTTCAAATGAAAATAAAAATGTTGAAATATCAGAAATACCTGTACTTAAAGAGCTTCTTGATAAGTTATCCCATTTATTTAAAATAGATAAAAGTGAATATAATATGTATACTATAGAATGTGATACTATTATGAAAAAAATCCTACTTATTAGATTTATAAGATGCTCATGTTATTTATCAGGAAGAGAATATTTAAGAAAATCAATGGACTATAGTTCAAAGAGAAAAAAGAATCTTTTATATTGTCTTTTTATGATAAGTATTATGGAAAACACAAAAGAATATGCATTTACTGATTTAAGAAGTGTAAAATGCTATAGAGAATATCTTCCTGACTATCATATGTATAATAACTTTTTGTACTTTTTAAACTCTAAGGATAAAGATAAAGGTAAAAATCCTGATAATTGTAGTTATAGATGTGTTTTGAGATTTAATAATTTAATTGATAAAAAAAGTATAGAAAATATAATAAATAACAAGTCTGTTATATATCATTGTAGACTGATTAGTAATGATATTAAAAAAATAACATCACTTAATCACTGTATAAATATTTCAAATATTTTAGGTGATTTTACCAATGGTATTAAAAATAAAGAAGAATCACTTAATTTATTCAAAAGTTTATCAAAAGGAGTTAATGTAAATACATTTAAAAGTATTGAATCTTTTGAAAAAGTGTATAGAAGAAATAATAAAATGTTATTAAAATTGTTTAATGATTATATACCCAAAAAATAATAGTATATAATTAAACGGGGAAACCCATTATTAAAAAAAAATAAATATGGCTTCAAGTTATATAATAGATAAAATAAAAAAAACAGATCAAGCTTGTTTTGCAGATTTTAATACATCTTGTTCAAGACCCTTTAAAAAAGGTGAAAGATCAATATTGATACAAGGAAAGGATTTATACAACAAAAATATGTCCCAATCTCTTGACTATATAAAAGATTTGAAAAAGATGAAATTACCAATAGGTGATATCAAAACAAAAAGAAATGAAATAATTGTTGATGTTAAACCTGGATTTAGAAAATCAGATTATATAATTACTGGAATGTGTATAAGATATATATGGGGAGATACAACACATGGATTTGAACATGTAGTACATTATTATAATAAGATAAAGAAATTAAAAGGCTACACTAAAGTAGAGCTCTTAACAATTTCGTATATATTATACGTATTTAAAAATGCAACAAGAGTCTATAATTATAATCATTCTTTTTGTGAAGGTGTATGTAAGGTAATGAAATCTTTTAAAGTAAATGAGAAAAAAGATTATGTAAATGGTTTTTTTAAATCTAGAGTATCAGATATTAATTTTGAAAAAAAGATCAAATCATGGAAATATATAACAGAAAGAAGAATAAAACTTATTTATGAAAAATACAAAGAATAATGGCAATCCCGTGCCGTCAATTGATGAATATAATAATTTTTTAAATAAAATTAAAAATAAACTTTTAATGAAAAATTTAAATTCTGGTAAATTAGCAGCAGAAATTACTATATTTCAAAACGGTGTAGAGACTTCAAAGGAACATCTTATTAAAAATTCATGTCCAACAGGATCATCTTGTTGTGGTGGAGATTGGTGTAAATAAGATGAAGGGAAAGTCCGAACTACAAAAATAAAAATTAATTAAAAAACAAAACAATGTCAAAAATAGTAACTTGCGTAGATGCGAGAAATTACAACCTCACAGTAGGTAATGAGTATGAAGTAGAAATAGATCCACAGAATGAAAATAGATATCTTCTGAGAAACGATCGTAACCTGAATAGTAGATATGGTACAAATCTTTTTGAAGATGTAGTAGAAGAGCCTGTAATTGAAAAATATCCATTTGATAGAATACTTAATGAGATTCAATATAATGGAGATAGATCATATTCAATTAGAGTTAGTGATAATGATATAATTGAAATTACTCATAATACTATGGGTAATTATAATGAAAGACTTAATATGAGCTGTGGTGTTTCGCAAATTAATAACATAACTGCTTGTTATAATAATATTTGTCATCAAATTATTAGGGTTAACAATAGATTAGATGAAAATATAAAACTTACCAACGATGAAATTAGACAAATAACCAATAGAATCTATTCAAAGATATTATTGGGAATGTTTAATGACTGTGGTAGAGGTGCAATACTTGCTTCAACAAATACAAATTGTAATAGATTTGAAGATATTAACGAGGTAATGGAAACATTTAACGTATCTACTTCTAGAGTACATAATCCTAATTCAGGTAATGAAATTATCATATATGTTTTTAATCTTGAAAAAGGTAATAACAATGATGAAGTTGACCAAGAAGAAGAAGATGATGAGTTTTAATTAATATTAAATTGTAGAGTTAAGCAGAAATGACTTAACCCTTAGAAATAAGGTAACAAAGAGAAATCACAAATAGCAGATCATTTGTTTATGTACAATCCTTTAAGATATGTACAAAAAAATGATAATACCAAATTAAAAATATTTTATTTCTCTCTGGAAATGAGTGCAGAGCAAAAATTGAGACAGGCAATCTCAAACAAGCTTTACATGGATACAAGGGGAGAAGTAAGAATAGACCCAGTAAGTTTACGTAGTGTAAAAGGAGCTGTAGAACAGGAAGTACTTGATAAAATAGATGGTTATGATGAATATTTTAATCAATTTGATAAAACGGTAACGTTCATTGATAATATTAAAAATCCATATGGTATCTATAAATTTATGGAAGATTATGCCAATAGAAATGGTGTAACACATTATAAAACAAAAGTATTTACTGATTCAAAAACTGGTGAGAGTAGTGAAAATGAAATATTTGACTATTATGAACCTCATGATCCAGAAGAATATGTTATAATTATTATAGATCACATCTCTTTAATATCCAAAGAAAAAGAGCATAGAAATCTACATGAATCAATAACAAAACTTTCTTCTGACTATTTGGTCAAACTTAGAAATAGGTTTAATTTTTCACCAGTAGTAATACAACAGCAATCAGCAGCACAAGAAAGTATAGAAAACATGAAGGCTAGTAGGTTAAAACCTAGTCTTGATGGTCTTGCTGACAATAAACTTACACAGCGTGATGCAGATGTAATATTAGGCTTGTTTAGTCCTTTTAGACATAGTATAAAAACATATCCAGAAAAAGATGGATACAATATACTACACTTTAAAGATAAAATAAGATTCTTAGAAATACTTGCATCACGTGAAGGTGGTGGTAATTCATTATGTCCATTATATTTTGATGGAGCAGTAAACTATTTTATGGAATTACCAAAGCCTGATGACAAATTAGAGATAGCTAAAGTCTATCGTAAATTTTTAAAATAATGAAAATATGAAGTTTAATAAAAAAGATTTCAGTCATAATGACTAGAGATTGATAAAATAAAAATATGTTTAGAGCTGAACAGTTAATAGATGTTGAAATTGATACTGAATCAATTTCTAACGAGAATACAACAAAGAGTTTTTTTGAAGATAACAGTGATTTATTGGAAAAAGGCTCTTTAAGACATTCAATTACGGAAATTGATGGTAAAGAAATTCCATATACCGTAATAAAAAGAGAATATAGTTCTTTTGACGAAACTTTGAATTGGGAAGAGACTATTACAATAGCTACTTCTGTATTCAATTCAAGAAAAAAGAGTATAGTTAGAAAAATAAATCTCGAAGGTAGAATAGCACAATTAAAATCTGAAATAAGAAAATATAGTGACAGAAAAGAATATGAAATCTGTGCTAGAATTACTACCGAACTAAGAAAAATAGAAGCGCATTTAAAAAGAAAAAATGAGTAAAATAGATGAAAAAATAAAAATGATAAACGTAAAAAATACAAAAAATAAATGGCTTTTATAGATAAAAAATATCACAAATTACTACAACACATCCTAGATGATGGATTTAGATATGAAGACCCAAATCGTAAAGGTGTATATAGGCTTCAAATACCAGATTATAAGATTGTACACAATTTTAATGATGGTTTTCCCGCAATAACTACTAAACAGTTATATTGGAAAGGTGTTGTAGGAGAGTTGTTATGGATTTTAAGAGGGGAACAAAATATTAAATATCTTGTAGATAATGATATTAACATTTGGAGTAAAGATGCTTTTAATTATTGGTATAAAAAACAAAATAATAAACCTACAATGAGAGTAGAAAATTATATATCAAAACTAAAACATTTTCCAGAAATAGGAAATATAGGTAGAGGATATGGTGCTCAATTGAGAAGTTGGTCAGATGAAGGAAAATCAGATGGTATATCACCTACATTAGACCAATTTTCAGAACTTATTAATACTCTTAAAAGTAATCCAATGGCTACTAAGAAAACAGTAACTTTTTGGAATCCAGCAGAAAAAGATCAATGTGCATTAACACCTTGTCATTGGAGTTTTGAGATATTAGTTGAGCCATTATCTAGAACAGAATTAATAATGAAATTATGGGAAGGTAAATCTGTTAGTGATATGGACTTTAAAAATCCTAATCCTAACAAGAATATATCTAGATATAAATTCACTTTAAAATGGCATCAACATAGTGTGGACACTTTCCTCGGTAAAATGTAAGCTGAGGTTAAATCTATCTAAACAGGGAAAGTCCTACCAGATTAAGCTGGGGATAATCCTGTGCTAAATTTTATAATTAAATTTATTATAAATTAGTTGACATATTATTTGGTATTCCATTTAATCTGTTGTATATTTGTATCTATGAAAGGATACATTTATATAATTCGTAATAGAATTAACGGGAAATTCTATATTGGTAGTAGTAAAAACTGCCATGTTAGAAAATTAAAACATTTTAATGAATTAAGAAAGAATAAACATCATTCTATTCATTTACAAAGAGCTTTTAATAAATATTCAGAAGACAATTTTGAATTTATAATTATTGAAACTTGTTATAATTATCTTGAGAGAGAACAATATCTATTTGATAATGTTATTGATTTTAAGGATACTTATAATATTTCAAAAATGGCTACAGGTGGTGATTTAATATTTAATCATCCTAATAGAGCTGAGATTATAAAAAAAACTACTGAAGCTTTATTAAAAGCACCTAAAAGAACTAAATCTTACATAGGAAGTAACAACCCTAATTGGAAAGGTGGATTAACTTATTGTAAATGTGGTACAAGAATTAATAGTAGCTCTAAAGCCTGTATTAAATGTACAAATAGAAAAGGTAGAAATAATTCTTTTTATGGTAAAAAACACAGTATAGAAACTAAAGAAAAATTAAGAATAGCTCATCTAGGTAAATGTAATAATGGTCAAGAAAAACCTATTATTATAAATAATATAGAGTATAAATCTTTAAATGAAGCTTCTAGACAATTAAAAATACCATCATCAACTATTTATTATAGGATAAATAGTAAAAATGTTAAATTTAATAAATATAAATATAAATAAATGCGCAACGACTAGTTCATTGTGAACGTACATTCAAGTGAGTGGAAACGGTAGACCTCAGAAATGAGTGAAGATATAGTCTAATCTGCATAGTAATATGCAGCAGTTTAATTAATAAATATTATGAAAATAAAAGATTTTAACAATAACAATTTAAATATAGGAGATATTATATTTTTTAATCACAAAATATCACAACAAGTATTAGCTAAAATTAGTTATACTAAAAATGGCAAAACATTGTTTATAAAAAGTACAGATATTATGAAATGTTCTGATAGTTTGAAAAAACATATTGAACATTGTGAAAAAATAAATAATAGACCTAATAGAGAAATATATGTACATACTTTATGTGTGTATTGTAATAAAGTTATTAAAATTAATTAAACGCATAAAGTAGTTACGCACTTTATGGAATAAAATGTTACCCTTTAACATTGCTTCTTATGCACTTTTAGCACAGATCATAGGTAAGATGACTAACATGGTCCCAAAAGGTATTATAGGTGATTTTAGCAACGTCCATATCTATGAGCCTCATCTTAATGCCGTTAAAGAGCAATTAAGTAGGGATGTTGATAAGTATGGTAAATGTGATTTATCGATTATGGATCATATACCTAGTCTTATAGATAATTATAATAAAGGAAATAAACCAGCAATATCTTCAAAAGATAATAGCTTGGATTCTTTATTGGATTGTTTTAGAATAAAAGATTTTAATTTATCAAATTATAAATCATATCCAAGAATTCCAGCAGAAATGTTGGCTTATAATAAATAAAAAACAATGGGAACAAAATTTACAGACGTAATAAGAAAAAGAAAATTAAATACTCCTGCTAAAATCAAAGAATATTTGACAGGTAAAGTACTAACAATACTTAATAATGCAAATGGTCATAATTATGGAAATACAGGTGATTCTTTTAAAATAGATGAAAATGCACGTGTTGGTATTAGATCAATGGAAAGAGGTATACCAGGTGGTAATACTATAGAATATTCTCAGTTTTCTGTACCTGATATGGTAACAGAAAATGATTTGGTTGAAGAGTTAAATAATTTAACTGAACAAAAAGATAATTTAGTTGAAGAAATTGATTCAATGAACAATAAACTTTCTTACATTAGAGAAAGTAATTCTGATATCTTTAATGAAGAAGAATATAAAACATTCAATATAATTAAATTAATTGAAAATTCAGAATTGACTTCGGATGAAAGAATTAAAAAATTAACTGAATTAATTATCAAAAAAGCTTAAGTAAATTTTAATAAGTCAGCAGTGTCAACTTAACTTATTAAAATATAAAATGGCACATTTAGTATTTGTTGTTGGTGAATCAGGATCTGGTAAATCAACAAGTCTCAGGACATTAAACCCTGACGAAACCGTAATCGTAAATACGGATCAAAAAGCCCTTCCATTCAGAAAATATAAAGAAATTTATAATGAAGAAAAAGGCAACTATATACAAACTTCAGACATAAGACAGGTAGTTGGAAAACTAAAAGAAGCAAGTGATAATGAGTCTATTAAAACTGTTGTAGTAGATACATGGTCAAGAATCATGACTGACGCAGTAATGAGCAATGAATTTAGAAATGCTAAAAATGGTATGCAAGCATGGGCTAACATGGCTGCTCAACAGTATAAGCTTATTAATTTTGTCAATGATACAATGAGAGATGATATTATCGTCTATTTTATGTGTCACCCAGAAAAGCACTATGATGATATGGGAACATTAAATCAAAGAATAGCAGTACAGGGTCAAATGATCAAAAGATTTGTACCAGAAAGTTTTAGTTCAATAGTTCTTTATGCAGATGCAATCAAAGAACCAGGTCAACCTACAAGTTATAGGTTCAAAACCGAAACTGATGGAACTGATAGTTGTAAGACTCCTATTGATATGTTTAGTGAAATGTATGTAGATAATGATCTCCAAGCAATTAATAATGCTATACGAGATTATGTAGATTAATTTTTATTAGATTTAGTAAGATAAGTTAGCAATGTCATTAATTTAACTTATAAAAAAATAATAAATGATTGATTTAAATGAATTTTCATCTAACGGTGAAGAAAAAGAAGTAAAGATTTTTAACAATGGAGATGCAGGTCGTGTAACAGACGTATCAGTATCCGTAAAAAAGAAATCAGCAGAGGATAAACCTAATTCACCTGATTATAAAGTATTTTTCAAGGATGAAAATGGTGAAATGAATGAAGGATTTTACTATATTAAAGAAGGAGACAACAGTCCTAAATTTAAACTTGGTAGAATTATAAATATTGTTCATGCCGTAAATCCAGAAACAGTGGGTGTAGAATTTCCCAAATTTCCAGATTATAAAGAAGCAACCGATTTTCTAATGAAGAAAATCCATGAAGGTGCAAGTAAAGGAAATAAGGTAAACATTTTTGTTGCCTATGGTAATGAAGCTTATCCGAAACAGTATTTGACTCTTAGAGGTATTAACTTTATTGAAAATGCCAATAAGGATGAGAATACAACCAGACTTAAGCCAGTAGCTAGTTCTGATCCAGAAAAAGCTCAATATAATGATGTAATGTCCAGACCTCAACCTGATAGCAACACTCAAAGTGATGATGTATTTGGAAGTACTTCACCAAATGAGGAAGTTAAAGAAGAGGTTGATAATGATGACTTCTTTTAGTAGTTAAAAATTTTACAGTAAATGAAGGGGATGTAAAAGTCCCCTTTTTTTAATAAACTTAAAAATGGTAGATATAAATGAATGTATAATAAAACCCTTAATTACAAGAGATGTAATAAGAGATAATATACTTGATGAGTCAATATATACATATTACATGAACACCCATAAAATCAAAATAGGATCAGTTATGTCATCACCATTTAGAGATGATAAAACACCATCTTTTGGATTTTTTGAATCTAAAGAAGGTTATATAATATATAATGATTTTGTAAAGGGTGGAGGTGATTGTTTCAAATTTGTAAAAGAATTGTTTCAATATACCAGATGGTATGATGTATATAGTAGAATAGCTATTGATTTTGGATTACATAAAAGATTTAAATGTAATGAAGATCTTGATTCAGATAGTAATAAAAAAGTAAAACAGAGAAAAAGAAAAATAAAAATATCAAGAAAGGAAAAATGCGAGATACAAGTCAATAGAAGATCTTGGGAAAAGCATGATATTGATTATTGGTCAAAATTCAATATTGATCTGAAGATATTAAAAGATTATAATGTAAGCCCTATAAAATATATATTCCTAAATAAAAAGCCTATAGCTGCGGACAAGCATGCATACGTATATACAGAATGGAAAGATAGTGTTCAAACACTAAAAATATATCAACCTTACAGTGAATATAAATGGTTTACAAATAGTGATAATTCAGTATGGCAAGGATGGACTCAACTACCTAAATCTGGTAGTAAATTAATAATTACAAAATCACTAAAAGATGTGATGTCAATTATTAATACAACAGGTATTCCAGCAATCTCTTTGCAAAATGAGAAAGCAAAGCCAAAAGATAATATTATAGACCAACTAAAACTTAGATTTGATAATATATTTGTATTCTTTGATAATGATTATGATAAAGAAGAAAATTGGGGACAGTTAAGTGCCCAAGAAATATGTAAAGAATATTCTTTAAGAAATGTATGTCTTTCAGAGGTATATAAATCAAAGGATTTTTCTGAACTTGTTGATAATTATGACAAAAATCTAGCAAAAACAATATTAAACTCTAAAACAAATATTTAAAGAAATGAATAAAGAAAATGATAATACATTAATTTGTGTATATGGAACACTTAGAAGTAATTTTGGAAACCATCGATTTTTAGGTGATTCCAAACTTATATCTGCTGGATGGACAAAAGAAAAATATAAACTTACAGCAAATGGAATCCCTTTTGTAAAAAAAGACGAAGCAGTAAGTAAAGTAAGGGTAGAAGTATATTCAGTTACTCCAGAACAGTTACCTACGGTAGATGGGCTTGAGGGATATAACCCAAATGATCATGAGGGATCATGGTATAAAAGAACTCCAATACAAGTTGAGCTTGATGATGGAGAAGAAATTGAAGCATCTATTTACTTTGGTGATAAAGAAGGCAAAACATTAATTGAATCAGGAGATTATGCAGATCATACAAGAGCATTTCAACTTTAAACATTCTACAGCAAAAGAATTGTTACATAAGTTTTTATTGAATCAATACAGTAGAAACGGAAGATATGCAACATATAAAAATAAAAATTGCACAAAGATAAAAAGTGAATTTTATGCTAGATCTCTTTCTGGTTTATATAAATTAATTAAGTCATATTATCCAAAGTTTAGAACTAGACAATATAATAGATATGTAAGAGAGCTTATAAGAGAAAAGCAATGTATAATAAGACTTTGTAACGATATAAATAAACCTGTAATTAAAAATAGAACTTTAATGGCTAAAGATTATATATATTTTTTTGATCCCAATAAAAGTAACGAAAATTATGGTTCCATATTTAATGAAAGAATATACACAAAAGAAAAATTAATAAAAGAATTCAATGAAAAAATATACAAACTTTAGACCTACTATCTTTACTAGACATCCCTCTCATTCATGTCTTAGAAGAAGACATAAAAATTTACAATTGTTACCATTTAAGTCAGTTGTAAGATTGGGTAGTACTACAGATATCAAAGATAGCGTAACAAACAATGG